CCGCACGGTTCGATAAATGTCCCTCAACATTCTGTGGGGACCACTTCAAGGGTATTGCCCAGCAGTTGGTCCTGTTACTTAAAAAGAATATTAAATAAAAAATGTTTAAAGGTACTCCCTCCAGGCCGCGGCCTGGAGGGAGTATTGCTTATTTGTGGCAATGGTGTTCACGGGTGTGTACCCTGGGATGTGGGCGGGTAATGTCCAAACGAACAGGTCCATTCATCTCAGACCAATCCAGGGCATTCTCCAGATGTTCCAACCACTCACCGCCTGCAAACACAATGTCTTCGTGACGGAACGTACTTAGCGATCCGTCTACGTCATATACCCCGTGAGGGATATCAAACCGTTGTGTTCTGGCGAAACTCTCTGGTGGAAAGAAGGGTTCATTGAAACTCTTCGCTCCGATCAGTGTATGCCAGAAGTCCAACAACGCCACGCTTAAGGAACCTCCAAGGTCATCCTTGACAATGACGACTTGTTCGCCTTCTTTCTCCCCGACTAGTACTTCCATTACTTTTCCTCTTAAATCTGGAACTGGTTCACCTTATTAGCTTTCTTGTGGATGAGGCTGGTGAGTTCGTTGATTCGTTTGCACAGGAGGCGGTAGTCTTTGTCCAAGCATACGCCTGGGCCCTCTTCCCGCAGCCTAGCGCTACGCATGGCATTGAGTCTGTCCCGCTCTAAAATAAGAGGGCTCACTTCATCAATACCTATTTGGAACATGCTCATGGTAGTTCTCCTGGTAACCTATTGGAGTAGCTTAAATAAACTACAGTGATTACTTCACACCGAAGTAATATAGGTCCAAGAAAACATGTAAGTTAATACGGGTTCTGTCCCACCGGTACTCGATGGATCAACTCAAACAACCCATGACTGGCAGGCAGCATGATGCTGTCTACGGGGGTCTTGGTTTCATCATCCTTATAACGAATGATCTCTACCCGGTTCTGGCTATCGCAGATCACTTCCAGACTTCGATCTTTGTAGTCTTTGATGGTGATCCGGAAGTAGGGTGCGAAAGGATTCTCACATCCTTGTATATCCAGTTTCAGATACACCTGCAACGACTCTGGTTTATGGTTAGGGTCGACTATGGGATTGCCCAAGCTGTCACAGACCCAGCCTGGAATATCCACGTAGTAGTGCCCAGCGGTCTTGCGAATAGCCACAAGACCTACGTCACCTTCAATGTTCATCACTAATGATCCTTGTGACTTTACTGTTCATGAAGTAGAGACCCAACGACTCGAGAATCGCATAGATCGATTTAAGGTTCTGCGAGATAATCAAACGCGTGTCCACAATTGGGAGTAGCTCTTTTGGAATCCCGCCCATACCGTCAATCATATCCACCGGGATGTATACCGAGGTCAGGTTGTTACGTGTGCTCAGGTACTCCTTAAAGGTTTCCCCAAACGCTTTGTCCTCTACCGAATCGAAGTAGTTCTTCATCTTCGTTTTGTTGTGCAAAGCCAAGTTGACCTTGTACGCTCGGTAAGGTAGTTCAGGAGCCGCTCCGTACTTCTGAGCGAACACTTTCTCCCACAGTTCATGGTAGTAGTAGATGGAGGATTCAGGGTTGGTGTAAGCCGCCTCTTCCTTAATCCCGTTCTTGGTCAGCCAGCTGTAGCCACTGTTTTCGATATCGTCGATGAGCGAACGCTCGATCTCCGCGATCTCATGCAGCAGGGTAGCGGCATCCATTTGTTTCTTGTTGTAGATCGAATCCAGAACGTCGCGCATAAGCTTGTTGGTAAACGTCCGGACCTTAAGGGCGATCTTGATACCTCGGAGGTGGACACCTTTCAGTTCGAGCTTAGGTACCGCGTGCAAGATACCTTCCAGCATCAGCTGCATTGCGTAGTAGTGCTTGGACATGGAAGTGGTCACGTAAGAACTGAAGAGGTATTCGTTCTTCATGTTCAAACGGTTTAAATACTGACGCGCCACGTTCATGTTCCGACTCAGTCGCGCGTGCTGGTCTACAGCGATGCAACGAATGAAATAGGTCAATGCCGCGTTGAAGCAAATACCACCTTGTTCATCATCAACATAATCGTCGATGATCATGTCCACCGAATAAATCATCGAGTCGGTGTCAGAGGTCAATACGTTTTCACGCACGATCTCTTTAACGTTGAACACACTGCTCGGTGGGATGTCAGCCTTGAGGAAGGCCTTGATGAACGTACCCCACTTCTTCTCCAGCTCGATGTGATGGGCGTTGAGGAACGCCATCTGATCTTTATCGGGCTTCTTACCCAGCTTGGTAACGATGAGAGTCTCATAGTCACTGTTAGCCGGTTTGACGCCGTCTTCGGCTTTGTAGCCTGCAGGCATCTCTGGAATCTGGCACCACTCGTCAAAGAACCGTTTCATCAGCTCTTTGTTGGTGGTATACAAGCCGCGCAAGTCCATCGAGCAGAGGATGATCGTCAGCTCAAGAGGACGCAAGCCTTCCAAGAACATCCGGACGGCTTTCAGCTTAGACTTGTTATTCCAGTAGTAGTTCGCACAACGAGTCACCATGTCCATGACCTGGTCGACAGTTGCGTAGTTCATTTGGTACTCGTCGATCGTTTCCTTGATCAACTTGCGATTAGCATACGCCAAGGTGCTCAGGAAGAGTTCCATGGTTTTGTTGTAGCTAAGCAGCAGACGGTTACCTGTGATCAGACGTTCGTTCAACAGGTTAGCCGTAGAGGTCACTGCACGGCAAGTACTGGTCAGTGTGGTGTGACCCGACTTGTTGTACAGCGGAGTACCGGAAGAAGACATGCCACCCGATTGGGCGTTGTTAAAGATCTTCAAAGCGTTCTGGATTTCGTCGAACGCCTTTGCCGCTTCTTGGTCGTTGACTCCCAGAGCTTCTTTCTTCTTGCCTTTGTACAGACGACGGAAGTCGATGAACTGTTCTGTACCAATGGCGTTAACCGATTTCTCATCATTGGTGTGCTTATAGGCTACCAACGACGGCGACAGGATGTAGTTGTTCTCTTCTACTGTCGCAAAGAACTCTCGAGCAGGCATGACAGTCGGAACCCGATCGCCATACTTGTTCTTCTTGAATACTTTAAATTTCGCTTCTTTAAACCCGTTTTCGTTCGGGATAAAGACTTTCTCACACAACTCTAAAATGTGGTTGTAATCGTGTCCGTAATAAACACTGAGGTACAACGCCGCCTGAATGTGGTACGCTTTAATGATATCACGGTTTGCTTTATACTCAGGCGATATGAACGGAGAGAGGTGAACTTCTCGATCCGGTACTAAGTTGGTGGCCGGGACTGTCATAGGGTAGACCTGTCGTGTGTATCTTTAAAAATGAGAGAAGACAAAAAATAAAAAGGCATTACCAAGCCCCTAACTAATGAGGGACTTGGTAACAAGATACATGTCAGGTGTCGAAAACGTTGATGGTGGTGTTGGCACCCAAACTGGCGAAGAAGGTTTCCATAGGAGCCTTGAACTCTTCGCGGTAGTTATCGATTACCACGGTAGCTTTCCGAGCCGCGACAGTACGGAAGGTGGAAGCCAAGATCCATGGGATACCGATAACCTCCAGGAGGCCGTTGGTGTTGATGATCCCGATGTAGTCGTATACGGACGGATCGTTCACATTACCCACTTCACCTGCAAAGTGGGGATACAACGCTTGATGCTTAACATTGATCTCGGGGTCCAGTGCCCTGGCCGTGACGTAGTCCATGACACTGGCTACTTTGACCTGGTTTTTCTGGTCCCCGATGATTCCATTTTGAACAAACTGGAAACTTACAATGTCTCCCTTCTTTGGGTTTGCGAGCGCCATGACTGGATATTCTCCTCAACTTTAATCAGAACCAAGGGTAGCTTCAAAAGATGTTCGCCGTAACGAACAACCACCCCTGGACCGCTGGTCAAGGTAATATCTACGATGCTTCCTACATCGGTCGAATAAGCAAAGAGCAGGGCGGTAAGGTCCTGGTCTTCTACTGCCTCCAAGTCTTCCTCGTTCGGGAAGGCAGTCATAGCCTCTATTTGTTCAGCCAAGAAGGTATGTAGACGTTCAAACTCCATGTTGAGAGGATCGTCCGTCATACCCAGTCGGTTGTACAAATACCCCGCTAGCGCATCGTAATCAATTGCTAGGATACGCTCCATGGCGTTTTACTCTTTGTAGGAGAAGGTGAACAGCAGCACCGTCGCTTGAAAGCGCATCGATGCCAGTTCCAGACCGCCGTGCACAAGCGCTGACGTTTGCAGCAGTTGCATGGTCTGCATGTACTCTGCAGTCATCTTCTGGTTTTCTTCTTCGATAGGGTGGGTGAAAGCCCCTACCGCCGGGAATGGGATATCATTCTTGATACCCAGGGTGTCGAACAACGCCTTGTACACACCACCCATCTGTTCCTGGTCAGTCAACGGAGGGATGTAAACAGTGTGCGAGAAAGTCTTTATGACTGGCGCAGTTTGGGTTGCGTTCATTCAAGATACTCCAACAGGATTACGTAATCATGTATGCTCCAGCCAGTAACAGTGGAGTCATTAAGAGCTTGGTGGACCTGGGTGGCTATCGTCATCAATGTCGACAAAGACTCCAGGGCCAGTGTCTGAGAACTCAACGAATCCAAGTCGAGCTCTACTTCAATAAACTCTTTAGTTAAATCATAGTGGAGGGCTTGTTCGTTACACTTCCACAAATGCACCAGCATGCTGAGGATAGTCTTGATTTCGTTCATGTCGAAATCGTAACTATTCAGGATCTTCGGGATCTCTGCTAAGGAAACCGATTTCGTCTTGATCATAAACGAATTCCTCTAATGGGGGATCTTCTTGTAAAGGGACTAGGTCCCGCGGGTCAATCCCCACAACCAAGTTAAGTGACGCAAGCATTTGCCAAGCACACCGATACTCCAAATTAACCTTGGGTAAGATCACCATGATCTTCCGGGATATATCGGCAATGCCATCCTGCATGATATCGTCGTAGTCATCACCCAATAAATGGGCAGCAGCCAAAGCGATGTTGTACTGTCTTTCATCCAACCGTAAACCACGGTGACTTACAAGGGCGGCTTCGACGGTTGCTTCGAACATGCCCAGGGCTAATTCATTGTAGCGATTAACGGGAAGGTTACCGCATACCAATCCACTTATCTCGCTCCGGATTTTCTCGTACAAATCGCGGGCTTCGATCTGAAAGTACTGGAGCTCGCTGCTTACCTTCCCGAGATACAGATCTAGAGAGCGCATGTAGTTGTTCCGCACTAGGGTTATCACTGACGATCTCGGTAATCGCCTCTTTAGAATCCTCTTCCCCTAACGACGCTTCAGTTTCGAGTTTCTCGATGGTGGCTTCCAAGTCCATATAAATGTCAGCCTTGGACATTGCTTTACCACTGCCTACTTCGACAAACTTTACTTTGACAACGAGGCGTGGATCCCAGGATGCCTCTTTGATTGCTTTCCTGATAAGATCCCGGTAATGCAGAATGATCTCGTCAGGTTTGGTGATACCGTAGTAGCCGTCGTACGATTCCATGAGGTTGTCGATTTCTTCGTCGACCTTACCTGGGTCATTGACAATATCGACAGCGGCCTCGAACATACGCTTGATCAGAACCAGTTTGCTGTCTAGCGGTTCATTGCGCTCCATTACCAGATTAAGCGCAGCATCCCGCACATCCAAAATAATCACGGCTTACTCCCTATTAATAGTCGAACTCTATTACCAACTGTTGATTGTCTTTACCGAATGCAGTGATCGTTACGTAAGCATGGCGGGGG